TGGAACCCGCTGTAAGTCAAGTTCAACAAGCTACGCAACAGCAAGCGCCAGCTCCCGCTCAACCAGCGCCACCTGTCCAAGGACCACCGACCACGGTTCCTCAACCAGCGCCAGCGCCAGTAAATGCAGGTCCACCTATACCTGATTATTTGAGACAAGGGCCGGGGCAAGTAAATCCATTATACCAAGCTGAAATCAACAAGCTACTTGGAGTCAGCCCATAATGCAGATCACTAAACACTTTACCTTGGAGGAGCTTACACGGTCAGATACGGCTGTGCGCTTTGGCATAGACAATGAACCGGGGTCAGAGGAAACTGAAAACTTGGTTAGGGTATGTGATATGATACTGGAGCCAGTGCGTCATCGTTATGATACACCTATACTCCCCTCGAGCGGGTACAGATGTTTAGAACTAAATAGAAGGATAGGGTCATCCGATAAGTCTCAGCATACTAAAGGTCAGGCTGTTGACTTTGAGGTCAAGGGTGTCCCTAACATGGAGGTTGCTTCATGGATCATGGACAATTTAGATTACGACCAGTTAATTTTAGAGTTTTATAAAGAAGGCCAACCCAACTCAGGATGGATACATTGTAGTTATGTCGGAAATGAAAACAGAAACGAATCCAAGCGATTCGACGGTAGTACTTGGAATAGTCTGCCCTAAGTGCGGGTGCGATAAACCAAAGACCTGGGTCCACGGACACTACCAGTGCGCTGATTGCAAGTGCATAACGGATGGCGATTGTTGTCAGGGAGCACCTTTGTAATGGCTGATACAGATTTTAAAGATCCATCAGGGCCGTCAAACCCTGACTTGGCTTCCATGATACAGCGTTATAATGAAGCAAACGCCAGAGTGAACCCTTCAGAGGCTTCTAGATCCGCACTTAGTAGTGCTATAGGAGCTAATGCGGCGGATAATGTTAATAAAGCCCTTGATATTGGAAGTACTGTCGTAAGCGGTTTAGGCGCAATTGGGGTTGAGATGAACCCGTATCTTCAAGGTATACTTGCAGCGCGTAATATAATTAACGCTCCTAACCTCTACCAACAGCAAGCACAAGAAGACTTTGCTAAGTACGGTGATAAAAGAACAGGAATAGGGACTCTTCTGAGGTCTGATGCTATGCCAAGACCTATAAGTTGGCTTGCGGAACAGTTTTCTGGAAAAACCTCCAGACCTGATTTAGATCCTAAATTTAGGCAGTACCTTGCAGGTAGAGGAATAGATCCAAATAGTTGGGACGGTCCACCAATCGTAGGTCCCTCTCCACAAGCCCCTGTATCCGGTCCTTTTGGACTGCCAGCATTTAAAGGGTTAATTGCTTCTCCTTGGGTGAATCCTAATATTCCAAATCCTAACCCAATGATAGATTTAAACGCTATACAGCAAAGGGCTGAACAAGATGCACAAATGGCAAAAGCTGAACAAGATGCACAAGCTACAGTAGATCGATCCATACAAGGTGATATGATAGATAGTGGCGATTACAGCGATGACGATTACGGAGCTATGTTTGACGGTATAGATGACTACTCCTACGGGTAGGATAAAATAAAAAGGGAGCTGAGTATAGGCGAAAAAAATAAAAAAGGAACTAGGTCAGAACTTATTGCCGCCGCACATTTAGTTAGTCTTGGTTTTTACGTCTTCTCTCCAATAGCCCACCAACAAGGGCCTATTGATATTGTTGCGGTTAACGATGAGGGGGATACTTTTTTTATAGATGTCAAAACAGAAAACAAAAGAATAAGAAGATTAGGATCAAAACCTGCTCGAATATACAGACTCCGGACTACTAAACAGAAAAAATTAAATGTTATGATTGCTTACGTAGGTAAAAGAAACATCGTTCAATTTGTACCGGATCTAATAAACCATAACTTAAAATGAGTCCGGACGACCCGCCTTAACCCAAGCTTCGTATGAGTGGTTCACCCAATCGTTAAAGAAGTGACCAATTCTAACCATAAATTTAAATAACATTTTAACTTCCCTCTATAAAATATATCTTATAGAGGTACTAATACTAAACGACTAATGATCCTTTAGCATGTCACCTACATCTATTTTGCATTACCCCAATCCGTTCCAGTACCAACATCTATAATCGACGGTATACTAAAATCTGGGACGCAGTTCTCCATTAAATGTTTTATTTCCTTAACTTCTTCTTCACTCTTAATTGAAAAGCATAATTCATCATGAACTGTGAGCATGGGCAAATAACCATGGTCAAAGCAAAGCTTCATTGCCATCTTAGTTTGATCAGCAGAGGAAGCTTGGATTAAACGGTTAAGTGATTTGTAGGTAAAGGCCACTTGATATCTTTGCGGATCTTTAGATTTCCATCCAGCTTCGCGCTCCTCAAGAGGGGTGTCCATAATATCTTCCCACCGTTCCTCAAGACGATCTTTATGGATAAGAGAACTCGCTCCTTTATTATAGCCTTTAAGCTCTCTCATGGGAAATCGGCACTTACGCCCAAGCAAAGTTCTTATTTCTTGGCGCTCTGCCGCTACTTTCATGACCGAAGAAGCCATCCCTTTAATAAAAGGCACCTTTTCATCGTAATCATTACGAATCGCTTTAGCGTCCTCAAAAGGTATCCCTCCCATAACATTAGCCAACTTACCAATGCCCATTCCATACATAATACCTAGATTAATAACTTTGGCAGTGGTCCTATCTACATCCGCAATATCGGCTACCATTTGATGAAAGTCTAAATCAGTATTTTGGTACTGGTTTACTATTTCAATAACCTTTTCATTATCGCGTGTAGCTGGAGTTTTTGAAGCATAATGCATTAGCCATCGAGGTTCTTGGGCGCTGTAGTCAAAGCTGCCCCACTTACATCCCTCTTCAGGAATAAACAAACCACGTATCATTTTCTTAATCTCTGGATGCCTAGCAGGAACTTGTTGCAGATTAGGGTGGCTTGAAGAGAACCTTCCAGATACCGTACCTCCTTCATCAGATCTCAACTGGTTAAACTGGCAATGGATTCTACCTTTATACTGGTGATTCAATATCGTATCTACAAAAGTAGTGTTGGCTTTATTGTATTCGCGAATCTCCAAAACTGTCTTTGCAATAGGGTGAGCATTGTTCTGTAAGAAGTGCTTAGTGAAGCTAGGCGCCCCCGTCTTAGCTGTTCTCTCATAGGTTAAGTTCAGAGCGTCAAATACACTGGCTAGTGAAGTTGCGTTCCACGGCTCCAACCAAATGTTAGACTCATCATGCACCTTCTTTAAGAGAGACTTCTCCTTCTTCTCAAGAAACTTCTTAGTGCTATCAGCCCTTTCTAAATCTACCCTAACTCCTTTGCGCTTCATCTCAAATATAATAGGAAGTAAGGACAGCTCTAGGTCTAGTATATTATCGCAGTTCTCTTTAGATAACTTTTCAATAAGGACATGCCATAGTTTTAAAGTGATCCTAGCGTCCGCTTCAGCATATGTAGCAACTCTTGAGGCGGGGAGCTTCCACATTTCTTTCTTAGCATCAACCCCGTGTTGTTCCGCTGCCCTTTTTAAATCATACTCTTGCTTCTTTTCTCCAAGATAAGTTGCCCCTAGTGCATTAAGAGAATAACTAAATCTATTCTCATCTAGCAATGGAGCGGCAATCATAGTGTCCAGAACCTTTCCTTTAACCTCTAACCCTTCGGATAAAAGCCAGCCTAGATCATATTGGGCGTTATGAAATACAACATCCATACCGTGATTCAGTTGATCCTGCATCCAACGGCAAACCGTCTTCTTAGACATGTTATCGCCACCGTCATGGGCAATAGGTAGGTAAGCATTCCAATCGTCCGATGCAACAGCAATACCTATCAACTCACCATCGTCCCTTGACCATCCAGGGCCTTTACTTAATAAGTTTGGGTCTCGCGTCTCAACGTCAATACATATAATTTTTTCACCAGATAGGTCAGGTAATACATCCGGTGGGGTCCAAGTAGTCTCATCAAATAAATCTTCCTGCATAATTAACAGTCCTTTATTTTTTCAGCCTCATCAAGAGCGCCCCACAAAGCTGTGTAAGCCGCTCCGTCAATAGCATCATCTTCATTGTAAGATCCAACTTTAGATCTTGCTGCTTTAAGTAACGCCATGCAGAAAGCTACCTCTGAACCACTGACCGGATGACCTAAGTAAGCACTCCACATACTCGCAACCTTTTTATGTAGCACGGTGTAGTCTCCATGTTGAGTGGCTCTAGCCCCCGATATAAGGTCGCAAGCTTTTTCTAAAATCTCTTGAGGAGTGTTGGTCTGTAGATATCCTTGTTCTTCATCAGTCATAGCTCGTAAAATCTCCGTGTGGTTGGTTCCATTATATGTAAGGCTTTCTTTGCCCGTGTAACTGCAACATAAAAAACTCTATGCTCCTCTGAAGGGTCTTTCATATACTGCTTCCAAGAAGCGTAGGATAAATCTGTAATCACAAGTACATTGTCACTTTCTCCCCCCTTCATTGAATGTATTGTGCTGACCTTGATCCGTGGATTCTTGACATTATCTCCTCGACGTAAGGCGTTAAGTACATAGTTCTTGGTGTCTATATCCATCTTTGATAGAGATTTATGCCATCTCGTATCGCTGTCCCATTTTAAACCTAAATTCTCCTGTGCAAAAGACATATCTATTAACTGATCTGTGTCTAAAGAAGTAAAGCACTTAGCCCGTGGACCAAAGCCTTTACTGTAATCAACACCAGCCTTCATTAAATTGTAAATGCTTTTTAAGTTAGAAACAGGAATGCTTTTTCCTTTAGCTAATAACTCCCAATCTATGATAGCGTCATACGTCCTATGGTCGATACTAGTCTTACCATTCCGACTGTACACCCAACCTTCTTGCTCAAGTAACTCAGCGTAATGCGAAGCTATATGATTTGTTCTGGCGAGTATGCACCATTGTCCAGAGTCAAAGGGTATCTCAGAAAAGTTTTGGTGATAGTGTACAGAACCTTCTTCTTCTTTAGGTGACCATTCCTTGGGTATTCTGTTCTCTATCTTTAAGGCAATATTCTGAGCTTCCTGCCACACTCGTTTA